GGTCTAAGGCACTTACCTCTACAGGTACGCTAGCCACGGATCAGGGTGGTACAGGTCAGTCTAGTTACACCGCTGGTGATTTGGTTTACTACGCCACGGGTACAGCGTTTACCAAGCTTGCGATTGGTTCAAGCACGACCATCCTTACGTCTTCAGGAACAGCACCACAGTGGAGTTCTGCATCAGGTGTGACGGTTGGGACGGCTACGAATCTTGCAGGTGGTGCAGCAGGGTCGGTGCCTTATCAGACAGGATCAGGGGCGACAAGCTTCTTATCCATCGGTACGTCTAACTATGTCCTGACTTCCACGGGATCAGCGCCAACCTGGACAGCGAATACCGGTACAGGGAATGTCGTTAGGGCAACATCACCTACGCTTACCACGCCTGTTCTTGGTGTAGCTACAGCAACAAGTTTGAATGGTCTAACGGTATCCACGACCACAGGTACGCTGACACTTGCAAATGGATCTACGCTTGCAACCTCTGGTGCTAATAGCATCACGTTGACTTCCACAGGTGCCACAAACGTCACGCTTCCCACATCGGGAACCTTGGCAACCACAAGCAATACCGTATCCACGATCTCATTTGGCACGACAGGTCTAACGCCAAGCACGGCAACAGGTGGTGCAGTAACGGTTGCGGGTAATTTAAGTCCTGCTAATGGTGGTACGGGTGTATCTAACAATGCACTGAATACGATTACCTTCACAGGTAACTACAGTCTTGGTCTGACCTTAAACGGCAATACATCGGTTACCTTACCAACGACCGGCACGTTAGCGACTTTGGCAGGGGCAGAAACCCTGACCAACAAGACCATCAATGGTGCTAACAATACGATCAGCAATATCAACCTAGCCTCTCAGGTCACAGGTACGCTGCCTTTTGGGAATGGTGGTACAGGCAATACGGCCACACCAACGAATGGTCAGTTACTGATTGGTAATGGATCAGGATTTAGCCTCGCTACGTTGACTGCTGGGTCAAATATCACCATCACGAATTCCTCCGGTGGCATTACGATTGCATCAGCTTCGGGTGGTGGCACAACAACTAATGCGTTAACGCTAAACAATAGCGGCGCGGGTGCAGCATCTGGAACGACCTTTAATGGCTCAACGGCTGTCACGCTGAGTTACAACACGATTGGCGCGGCTCCAGCACCAACAGGAACGTCTGCTCAGTTATTAGCTAATAACGGTTCCGGTGGTTTTAGCAACGTCACAGTAGGTTCGGGGCTGACTTTTAGTGCAGGCACCTTAAGTGCTAGTGGCGGCGGTACAGGCGATGTGGTTGGTCCAGCTTCTGCAACCGATAACGCGATTGTCCGGTTTGATGGCACCACGGGTAAACTGATCCAGAACTCGGCTGCAACGATTGCCGATACAACGGGTGACATCACGGCAGGTAAGTACAACGGCTTAACAGTCTCAACAAGCACGGGTACGTTGACGGTTGCCAATGGTTCGTCGCTTATCACTTCCGGTGCAAACAGCATTACGCTGACATCTACTGGTGCAACGAACGTGACGTTGCCAACGTCTGGAACTCTTTCTACAACAGGTTTTGCTATAGCTATGGCTTTAGTTTTCGGAGGTTAATATGGCGGCGCCGAATATAGTTTCTGTAACAAGCATCGTACCCCATACGGTGTCCATCACCCCTGCTGATACCTCACGAAATGCTTTGGTGACGGCACCTGCGACAGGGGCAACGCATAAGGTCAATTCATTGTTAGTGTCTAACATAGACACGGCATCGCCTTACAGTGCCACGGTAGAGTTGAGACTGGCGGACGGAACGACTTATCGGTCTATCATTACATCGGTAACGGTTCCAGTTGGCGGCACGGTTGAGGTGATTACCACGGGAACTTCGTTGTACTTACTGGATACAAGCGTGTCAGGTGAGGCATCAACCTTATGGGTAACAAGCTCCACGGCATCTAAACTGACTTACACCTGTTCTTACACGACGATTTCTTGAGGCATAGATCATGGCTCAATTTCCTAATAATACGTTTGCAACAGTCATATGGTCTTTGAGGGATCAGTTTGTTGCTCGGATGGGCAATAACTGGCCCGGTCCGGTAACAGTAACAGAGATTTTCACGGCGTCCACGACATGGACTTGCCCCACGGGTGTCACGGCTGTTGATTACATGGTTGTTGCTGGCGGGGCTGGTGGTGGCTGTCAAGGGTCTGGTGGTGGCGCTGGAGGTTTTAGAACAGGTTCTGGATTAAGTGTCACCGCTGGAACTTCGTATGCCATCACAATTGGTGCTGGAGGCGCTGGAGCAACAAGCACTTCTAGCGTCGGGTCTTCGGGTGCAAGCTCCATATTCAGCTCTATAACATCAGCAGGCGGAGGCGGTGGCGCATCACGATTTGCCGGTACAGGCGCTAACGGCGGCTCTGGAGGAGGAGGGTATTATGGAAATCCTGCCGGAAGCGGAAATACGCCTGCTGTTACACCGTCACAAGGCAACAACGGAGGCGGCGGCATATTTTCTCCCGCAGAGTCCGGTGGTGGAGGTGGCGGTGCAGGCGCTATTGGTGGTACCGGAACAGGATCACAAGCAGGAAACGGCGGCTCAGGTGCGGCTGTAACGTTAACAGGTTCCTCTTTGATTTACGCGGGTGGAGGTGGTGGTGGTACAACATCGCCGTCGGTTGCTGTAGGTTCAGGTGGTGCAGGTGGTGGTGGTTCAGGCGGAAGATTCACTGTAGGTTCAGATGGTGCTGCAAATACTGGCGGTGGTGGCGGTGGTGGCGGAAATTTATTTGCTTCTACTGGATCAAACGTGCCAACGGCAGGCGGCGCAGGCGGCTCCGGCATTGTCATTCTTCGTTACACCGTAAACCCATCTACCCAATCAGTTGGCGTTCTTACGTTCACTAGCAGTACCGTGTGGGTCTGTCCTGCTGGTGTTGTTTCGGTGGATTACTTGGTTGTTGCTGGTGGCGGTGCGGGAGGTGGTGATATAGGAGGCGGTGGTGGTGCGGGCGGATTTAGGACAGGAACTGCGCTTGCTGTTACCGCAGGCAACGCCTATGTAGTAGCGGTCGGTGCTGGCGGGGCAAGCTCACCTAGAACACTTGCTGCCGGTGCCAATGGGAGCAATTCATCATTTTCTTCAATTACATCTACCGGCGGCGGCGGTGGTGGATGTTATAACGCATCGCCTGCTGCGCCGGGGCAAAATGGTGGCTCTGGAGGTGGTGGGCCACCCGCTGATACTGGATCAAGTATAGCGGGTACTGGAAATACGCCAAGCACATCGCCAAGCCAAGGAAATAATGGTGGGGTAGGTAAAATTACTGGGTTGCCGTGGCTTGGCGGTGGCGGTGGCGGTGCTGGCGCTGTAGGTGTAGCGGCATCAAATCCAAATGCTGGTGCTGGTGGAGCGGGTACTGCATCAACAATCTCAGGTACATCCGTTACATATGCCGGTGGGGGCGGGTCAGCGGCGCATAGTACGGGTGGCGTTGCTGGTTCTGGAGGTTCAGGCGGGGGCGGTGCTGGTGCAGTAACCGGTGGAGCTACAGGTGGTACTGGGTCATCCACTGGCGGTAGTGGAACGGCAAACACAGGCGGAGGCGGTGGCGGCTGCGCGTTCAGCACAGGATCTTCCGGCGGTGGCGGCTCTGGTATCGTCATCATCAAAACTAACTACTCATAATCCTATGACCAAAACATACAGACTCTACGGTGTAGATACAGCTATGGCATTGCTTCGTCCCGGTGCTAAGTGGGAGATCAGCAACTCTCATTTCACGCGCTGGGATGATCCAAGACCTTGCCCGACATGGCAGGAAGTGCAAGACACGATGGAAAAGATCAAAGCCTTTGAGGATTCCATCAACACGATCTACACCGAAGAACAAATCAAAGAACACAACGCATGGACAGACATGATCAACAAGGCGGCGGCATGAATTTGCTCGGCTTATTCGCCCAGCCGGTTGGGTTCTTTGACCTTGGCAGGCCACTGTCTGACGAGGAGAAGTTCTTCCTCATGGAATTAGAACAGCGTCCCAACACGGGCAACCGCACAAGCGCCAACAACTTTGTCCTGCGCGATAAGTTGATGACGAGTCTGCGCGGATGGATGGAAGACTGCGTTGCTGAGTATTTCAAAGCCACAACCAACCCCAAGCACGATGTCACGCTGAGACTCACACAGTCTTGGGTGAATTACAGTGAACCGGGGCAGTATCACCACAAGCACGCGCATCCGAATTCTTTTGTGTCTGGTGTGTTTTATATCCAGACCAACCCCAACGACAAGATCTTTTTCTACCGTGATGGCTACAGCCAGATTAAATTCCCTCCCGCCGAGTGGAATAGCTGGAACAGTGAGTCATGGTGGTTTGAAGCACTAAATGGACGGCTTATTCTTTTCCCATCAAGTCTGACGCACATGGTGCCGACGGTGGAAGGTGAAGACGTTCGTGTGAGCTTGTCATTTAATACCTTCCCTGCGGGAACCGTTGGCGAAGAGATGGATTTAACCGGACTGAAACTGGAGGTTTAGCATGGCCCACTATGCCCAGCTTGATGCAAATAACGTAGTGACCCAAGTGGTGGTCATTGATAACAAAGATACCGCAGATGCTTTTGGTGTGGAAAAAGAGCACATCGGCGCGGCGTTTTGCGAACGACTCTTTGGCGGCACATGGAAGCAGACTTCGTATAACGGCAATCTTAGGAAAAATTACGCTGGGATTGGTTATACCTACAGGGCAGACATTGATGCTTTTGTAGCGCCAAAGCCTTTTGCCAGTTGGATTCTGAATGCCAACGCGCAGTGGGAAGCACCGGTGGCTATGCCGAACGATGGTCAGATGTATAGCTGGGACGAAGCAACAACCTCATGGAAAGTAAATGAACCAGCTCAAGCTTGAACTCACTGTTGATGAAGTCAATGTTGTGCTAGATGCGCTGGGGAATCTTCCTTTAAAGCAGGTTGCTGCTTTGTTTGAGAAGATCAAATCACAGGCTATGGCACAGCTTGAGGAACAGAAGGTTGAGTCCTGACCGTGGATGATAAGACCCACGAACTAGCGGTTCTCAAAGCGCAAGCCAGAATCAAGCTTGAGGAGTTAAAAGCCCAAGATTCTGCCAAAGAGGTTGCTGGTAAAGCGATTGGCGAAGATGGACTGCTTTATATCTTTCTCATCGTACTTGTGGGTGTCGGCGCGTCCCTCTTTTTAGAGGGTGAAAAAATTGCTGCTGTAATGGGTCTGCTTGGCGCGTCACTTACTGCGCTGATTCAAATGCTTAATGGGATTGCTGGCACTGCTGCCAAACAGGAAAAGCCAGAGTTTGAAGTCATCAAGGATCTTATCCATCGTCTTGACAAACTAGACCGTGCCGAGCAGCCCATGCAAGTTGATGTGGAAGGCAGCAAAGTCACGGTCAAGAAAGGTGCCGATCAGATTACCGCAAGGGGCGAACATGTTTGATCTTCTCTCAGGCGGTCTTCTTGGTTCCATATTCGGTGGTCTGTTCAGGCTTGCACCGGAAGTCCTTAAATTCCTTGATAAGAAGAATGAACGCCAGCATGAATTGAGTATGTTCCAACTCCAGACTGACCTTGAGAAGATGCGAGGTGAGTTCAAGATGGAGGAGAAGTATGTTGACTACTCGATACAGCAAATGGATACGATTAAGGCTGCGTTCCAAGAGCAAGCTGAAACGGCTAAAGCAGCGGGTTGGTTTATGTCGTTTATTTCAGCTTCAGTGCGTCCCGGCGTAACGTGGTTTCTGTTCTTTATGTACGCAGGTGTTAAGGCAGCGGCTTTGTTTATTGCGTTTCAAACCAATGCGAATTGGGCCGAGGTGCTTATTAAAACGTGGGATGAAGATGATTTTGGGATGCTGTCTATGGTGCTGTCATTTT